ACGAGAAGGCGTTCGATGATCCAAGAGATGTTCATGGTGTGATTAGAAAAGGTCGTTCCAAGTGGTTCCGTTGTAGCACTTCAGCTTGTTGCTTGTGCTGTTGTAGTACACATCACCAGCTTCAGCACCAGCAGGATCTGAAGCGAGTGGAACAAAACGCACTTGTCCGGTTGATTTCACAACAGCACGTTCGACTGGTGTGGTTGATCCGGTAGCAATGATAACGCTTCGAGCAAGACTCGTTCGCGGTTGGATGATCAGGTTTCCAAAGTTGTCGAACGGATAGCTCCCAGTACCATCGGTGTAGTAGATGGATGCCGCCGCAGAGTTTGAGATGTAAGAGGTGCGAGTTCCACTCAAAGTACCACCGACAGCAATCGGACCCTGAGCGGAAATCAAATGCGAAGTAACAGGACTTCCCCCCACGCCCAGCCCCGTGGAGCTGAGGGTCATTCGAGTGCCGCCTGCGCCGTCTGTCCATGAGAAAATACCGGGAGCGGTAATGCGATATTGTTCTACTCCTGCTCCGCTTGAAAAAACCAATACGTTGGCACCAGGAGAACCAATGTAACCACCAATGGCTGCGTTAGACCTTCCAACAGCCAATGAGAAGTCATTGTTGCTAAAGAAAAACGCTCTAGTGTCAGCAGATCCGTCGCCAACCTGAAGAGTGTTGTTAGGTGAAGCAGTTAGAATACCCACCCGATTGTTCGCCGAATCAACCTTCAGCGTCGAGGTATCCACCGTCAGATCGCCGCTGATGGTGGCGCTGGCGAGGGTGGCGGTGCCTCCGGAGCCAAGGATCTGGTTGGTGGTGATCTTCTTGGTGGTGCCGGTGACGTCGACCACGGGCAACACATCGGTAGCCGGGGTCAGCGTCGTGATCGCGTTCAGTTGGGATATCTTAAGGTCTGCCATGTTAGTAGATTGCTAGAACGAGTTTGCCGCCGTCTTCCTGTACTAGGAAATCACCGGCTTCAGTGAGTAGTGAATCGAATGTTCCGAAAGTGATGACGAGCTGATTTCCGCCTACGTTCTGCTCCTGCACAAGGTATTCACCGCTTTCGCACAGCAGAACGACACGCTCAATCGGAGGATCAGGCGGAATGCCACCGCCTTTGATACGGCGGACAATATCCAGTCCCAGTCCTAGTCCGAGGCGAGGCATTGCTTAGGCGTACTTGCGGTTATAGGCCACAATGGAGCCGTTCGACACGGTGATAGAGGTCCACACACCGGGAAGCTCATCACCGGCCTGCAGCGTCACGCCGGCAGGGAAGTTGGTGATGTTGGAAGTGGTTGCTCCGAGGATCGTGATCTCAAGAGCATGAATGGTCTGCCAGTTGCCGGTCACGGTGCCGGATGCGCTGGAGATGTACCTGCCGCCGTACTCGCCGGCCAGTTGACGATTGGATCCAACATTCATAATGCGAACTTCTGACTACTGCGTTTTGTGCCACCGGTCCATCCAACCTGCAAGCGTGTAGCCCCGCAGCGCACTCGCACCTCGGGGTTATCGCGCTCTACTTCTTTGAGAAACTGGGAATCTTTCCAGCAATCGTACCCGACCTTGTGCCCCCAGGCATGGTAGAGGGTGGGGTCGATACGCATCCGCAGGCGCCCGATGCCGTCAACGGATCGGATATCGCGATCCGAGTCCTTGGCGATGCGCTTCTGATCAATGCCGGCCTTGACCCAGTCCTTCTGGATGCCGGTTTGGAACTCTTTGATGACGGCGCGGCGCAGTTCGCCGGGCAGGTCGTCGAGAGCGTTTGCGATGACGGATGCTGCGGAATTCTGGGCCATGAGAAAAGTAAGGAGGGGAGGCCCGTGATGGACCTCCCCTGTTGGTTTTTTGATTAGCTAGCGCCGTTGAACATACCAAAGCCGCTCGGGTTCTTCACCACGAGACCGGCAATAGCCTCAATCAAACGGGCAGGGCCGCCGCCGGCGTCGGGCAAGGTCTTGACCTGCGGGAGCTTGGCGTAGCGGACCTCGACCATGTCCATCGGGATGACGTAGCCCTTGTAGGCAAGAGCGTCCAATTCAGTACCGTTTTTACCACCAATAAAAGTGGACGGATGTAAAATTAACCGTCCGAAATCCCCTTCAAAAATATCGATTGAGGACTTAAACGTGTCGTTCGACAGCTCCTGATTGAAGGTGCGGACAGAGGTTTGGGTAACGCTGTTTGTGACGGCATTAAGCGTACCAGCGCCAGCGGTCAGGTTGGTGAACGCACGCTTGAGCGTGGTGCCCAGGATGCAATCGTAGTCCCGGAAGGTGCCGGTGTTGCCGTAGATGGCAGTCAGCACGTTCTGAGCGGTGGCCTCAGTGAAATTGGCGGACGTAACGCTGCTCACAGCGCCGGAGGCCGGCTTGAAAAGCGAACCGTTGGCGACAGCGCCGATGTTTGCGGCGTTGTCGGCGGTCAACCAGTTGCCCAAGGAGCCGGTCTGGTACGGGTTGGAGGTGCTGACCTCGGTCTGCGCAGCCTGGTTGGTGCACATGAAGGTCGCCTCCATAGAGCGTTTCAGCTCCACGAGACGTTTGGCAATGCCGTTTGCGAGCTCATCGCTCACGCCGGCCACGTTCTGCGTCTCAGCGATGAAACCGATGCGCAGGTCATTGCGGAACACCTGGCCGTAGTTGTTCAGGCGGGTCCGGTTCTGCACCGGGTTGCCGGCGCCAGACACGGTCACGTCGGCACCGTCGACAACGCCACCCATGGTCGGGGCAGCGTAATTGTCGACCTGCCACGAGAACTGCATATTGCCGATGTCCTTGCCCTTGGGGGCCATGGACACAAACGGGGTCGACTTGGCGTCGACAATGGCGATGTAGTCCGCCAAATCCTCACGGATCGCGGACGTTGAAGCGAGCGGTACTGTACCGGATTGGCTTTCTTGGAGCAGGGGCATGATTTAGAGCATCCTTTTGAGTACTTGGGCTAATTCGATGGTCGTCCCGGACTTTCGGAACTTCGACTTGGCGTTATCCAGGCCGACCTTGACCGAATCCTTTTTTGCAGGGATGGCGGTGGGTCGACCGGGCTGACTGGGTGCCTTGGCCAGTGGGCGGGTGGCAGACGGCTTGCCCTTGGCGGACTCCTGCGCCAGACGCAATTTACGCCCGGCAATGAAGTCACCGACCAGCACCTGGTACTCCGGAAGTGAGGCAATCTGCGGCAGTTGCCGCAGGACGGCCTGCGCCTCGGTGTACTCGGTAGCCGAACGGTCTTTCCACCATGGGTAGAGCTGTTCTGCGATGGGCTTGATCTGTTGATAGTTCTGCAGGAAGCGGGCACGGTTGGGGATGTGCAGGTCGATGGCGTCTTCTACGCGCCGCTTGATCTGCTTCACCTCGTCCGAGCTGTACTCCTTGCCCTCTACTTCACAGCCGTCGATGTTGTCCTCGCACCACCGTTTCAGATTCCGGGCCTTGCTCCACTCATCGTTGAGTTTGGACGCATCCCAGACGTCGGCAAACGGGTCTGCTGCGGACTGCACCGGGGCAGGCCTATCGACACTCTGCTCCAGCTTGGTCTTGGCATCGTTGAGCTCCCGCTCGAGGGATTCGGCCTTCTCCAGCGCCTCTTTCTTCTGGCGCGTGAGCTTGTCGATCCGCTTGCGGTAACCCAGCGATTCCTCGTCGCTGTTCTCTTCGGTCTCGGAAAGAACCTCCTGATCAGGCGACTCGGCCTGATCGTCCGTTTGTTCTGCGGTCGGCTCCGCATCCTCGGCCTGATCGTCCACAGAAGTGGATTCCGGCTCCGGCGCTTGTCGCTCGACGGATGACGCCTTCTCTTCCTCCCCGCTGAAGCGTGACTTCAGTAGCTTGGCCAACGCCGATTCGTCGAACTGCATCGGGTTGATTGGGGGCTGTGCCGTGTTTTGGGCAGGTTTCGCTTCCTGTGTCGTCGGGATGTCCATGCTTTTAGACCCTGCAAGCCGGGTATGCTGCGCCATGGTTGTTGAAGGCCAACCAAGAAGCCATTGGTTGAGTGAGAGCCTAGAATTGACCGGAAGTCAACTCCCTCCCGTTTCTTAACGCACTGATTTGTGCGATGAGATCCTTGATTGCGGCGGCTCGGCCCGAGTTATAGGCACGGTCCTCCGCAGAAAGTGATGGGATGATGGCGTTGTGCACCTCGTCCCGGAGTGTGTCGTCGAGGATTTGGCCCATGGCCTTGAGCACGGGGTGCTCCTCGGACACGGAGAGGGCCTCGGAGAGCTGTTCGTCGGTCAGTTTCATTGGACTCCGAGGCGGCCCGTGATGGCGTTCTGCTGCTGTTGGACGCTGAACTGCAGGTTCTCAATGTACTTCTGCAGGTTGGCTTGGAAGAGCGGATCCTGCTGAAGCTGGGCCTGGTATTTTGGATTGGATTGCAGCACTTGCTGGCTGAATTGAAGGCGCATGGGCGCGGTGGGGTCGTTCTCCCGGAGCTGCGGCGGGTTGCCGAGGGACATCAGCGCAATCTCGTCGTTGGTCTCGTTGAACATCTTCTGCGCGGCCGGGCCCTGCTGCATGACGAGTTCGCTGGCTAAGGTCGGGTCGATGGCCCGGAGTGCGACGGAGATCAGCTTGGCCCGGTCGATGACGCCGGCGGTGTCGAGGGGGAGCACCAAGGTGCTGATGGCCTTGAGCTTCTCGGTCACGAGGTCGGTGCTCATCTCGCGCACGTCGAACTTCAGCATCACGTCGAAGTCCTGCACGTCCTGCGGGAGCGGAGTGGCCGAGGCAGTGATGCGCTGGATCTCGGCGGGGCCGATGTACTGCAGGGTGAGGGCTAGGACCTGGCGGAAGGCCTCGGTCCAGCCGTGCAGCCAGTTGTTGATCAAACGCTGCTGTCGCATCTGGGTGATCACTGGCGGGACCTTCTCGGTCGGGCGTCCAAAGTAGCGGTCAGTCTGGGCCTCGATGGCCGCAATCAGTTGAAAGGCTACACCGGGCTCGCGTGCGGGCGGTTGCAAAAAGCCGATCTCGCCGCGGCGCAGGACCGGGATTTGGATAGCGGGGCCGATCTTTAGATTTCCGCCGCGGGTTTTGGGGACCTCGATGGGCGGGAGCGTGGCGAGGGACGTGTAGTCGAAGATGGAGTCGCGCTGGGCCTTGACCTCGTGCTGCCAGGTGGAGCAAACCTCGGGCACGCCGCGGCTCTCGGTGATCTGGCGGTGGATGAGCTCGGAGCGCCAGACAACGAATGGATACTGGCCGTGCGCGTAGTCGAGGGCCTCGAAGTAGCCCCACTTGTCGCCGACTTGGGGGCTGAAGACGGTGTAGAACACGCCGGGGATGCCGTCTGAGTCGACGGCTTTTTGATAGGCATAGACGATTTCGATGAGGTTCTCGCGGTCGAGGATTGAGTTCTCGGCAATGCCGACGGCGCCATACTGGAAGGCAGCGTAGTCACTGAAACGGCCCATCGTGTTGATGGCTTCCTGCGCCCACTCGGCGTCCCAGCCCTCGGTCTCGACCTTGTTCAGGAGTTGGGCCTCGGTCATGTAGTAGCGGCGGAAGACTACCCGGGCACTCTGGATGTCGGTGGTCTCGGGCGGGAAGACCAGTTCGTCGTAGGGTGCCAGGGCAGCGACCATGGGCTTATTGCTGACCATGGTGGGGATGGGGAAGTCGCACTCGCCCTCCTCGCGCAGGTCGCGGATGGCCTTGAGCGCACGGCGCTTGCGCAGGTTGGGGAAGGCAGCGAGCAGGAGCTCCGCGGATTGGTCGTCGGCCTCGGGGTTGGCGATGAGGTTGGGTAGGTCGGCGAGGACGGAGCCCGCGGGCGATTGGGCTGCGAGGGCCATGACCTGATCCATGGTCAGGTACTGCTCCTTCTGTCCGAGCTCCTGCTGCCATGTGACATGGACGCCGGCCCAGCCGTAGGTCCAGAGGTACTGCGAGAGCAATTCGACCTCGCGGGTGAGGTCGTTGTACATCCGGGCGTTGACCGTCCAGTCCATCAGGTTGTGCGCGGTGACCGCCTGGTCAAGCTGGCTGATGTTGGTGGGCGACACGCGGAGCATCGAGCGCCAGA